TGCGTTCTGTTAGATCTTAATTGTGCTTCTAATACATCGGATATACCAAACACACTTGCTGGAGCAGTTGTCGTAGCACTTGTGCCATCATCACTTGATCTAAAAAAATCATAATCAGATTGTCCTTCTATTAAGTCTAGGTTTGTAGAACCTATTTCCCAATAGTGAATACCTCTGTTTCCCCATTCTTGAAAAAGAATATTTAAAGATCTTCTTGCATTTTTTAGTTGATAACCAGCTACGTTCTGTAATCCAATACGCTCAAAAGATTCTTCTATTATCTCATCGATAGCAAAAGTTTTATCGAACGTAGCCGTTCCTGAAGTTGTATTAGCCATTTAAACTCCTAGTATATTTTCAACCACTCACAAACAACTGTAGCTGTATCACCACTAGTGCAGGCTGGTAATGTTAAATTAACATCTCCAGTTACTCCAGTGGCTTCGGTATTTTTTAAACCACCAAAGCTAGAGAAATCAAATTCCATTTCTCCATTTAAAGTTAAAAATGCAACATCAGTGTCTGCATCCCAAGCCATTCTTAAAGCGTCAACTTGAGCTGTAACTGAAACATTAAAACTAACTTTCATAAGTCTAACTCTAGAGCAAGCCGCACCCGTTGAAGGGTTTGTTGTTAAAGCTGAAACATCAACTATTTTAGTTGTGCCACCTGAACTATCAGAAACCACATTGTAGTGTGTGATTAATTTTTTTGCTCCGTCAAATACTGCCGTAGTACCTGTTAAGTTTAATACTGTATCTGCCATGTTTTCCTCCTTTTAAAGGGCGTCTGCATTACCAGACGCCCCGAGTTAATTATTAACTATTTGCAAAAGGTGTTGCTTCGGTACCTGTACCGATTAACACAGCTTCTACTAAATATACGTTGTCCTCAAGTGCAGTGATAGTAACTGTACTACCTTTATCTCCACCTGTAGTTCCACCGTTCATGCTTATAACATCGTTAGCTGATGCTGGAACAAATGTACTGTTAGTACCATCTGCTACGTTTACGATAGTCGCGTGACCAACAAATTTGTCTGTCCCGTCAGTTTTAATATCGCAATCTGTACAATCTGTGCCTACAAAAAATTTGTAGACTGCACCTAAGTGACTGTTCACATTAGGGTCATCTTGTCCAGCAGAAGCACCTTTGCTATCTGCTTTAATTGTTGGAAGTGTAATAGCACCATCAGCATCATTCACTTTAATAACTTTACCTGCATGGGCAGCGAAAGTTAAAGTAGTTTCTGCTGTGATGTTTACCACTTCATCAGGTCCCGCAGCCACAAACCCTCTTTGGGAAACGACTGGTCCTGAAAATGTTGTTCTTGCCATGATTATATCCTCCTAGTTTACAGATCGCAGTCTCTAGGCCGTCGACTATACGCGTCTACGATCTTTTA